AATAAAAGTGAATAATTATTGACAAAAAAATAAATTAGTGTTATAATTAATATACTACCGAAAGGTAGTTTTTGTTTCTAGGAGGTAAATACAATGAGAAACAAGAATCCGTGGATTGGCATAATCGCATTAGTTGGGTTGATTGCGCCGTTCAGTAATGCAGCAAATGCTGCTGATCGAACTAATAATTTATATAAAGAAACAAGCGTTACAAAAGCTGCCGCTAACAAAGCGGCTTTTTTGGTTTCTAAGGATAAATTTATTGCTAAGTACGAAAATGCAGCGTCTTTAACAGATTTGCAACTTGTAGATCTTTTAAAGGCTGTCGGTTTTAAGGGTAAGGGACTTAAAACCGCATGGGCTGTGGCAAAGGCAGAATCAAATGGTCAGCCAATAAGATTTAATGGAAACATTAAGACTGGTGATCATTCGTTTGGTCTTTTCCAAATTAACATGATTGGGGATCTTGGTCCTGACCGTAGAGACAGGTTCAATATTGACTATAATGCAGAGCTTTTAAATCCAGTTATTAATGCTCGTATAGTCTACAAAATGACGCAAGGTGGAACAAACTGGAAAGCATGGAAATATGCTAAAACACCTGCGGTACAGAGATGGTTGAAAAAATTTCCATCATCAACATCTGTATAAAATAAATAAGAAATACCCTCACATTAATTTGTGGGGGTATTTTTTATATCTTCTATATCTTTTAAACCATTATTTTTAAGTGTATAAAAATCCCCATACTCAAATTCACTATCTTTAGTTTTTTGCATATATGGACAAAATATTCTTGACTGCTTCATACATTCTAAATGCATAGGCATAGTGTCAGATGAAACTCTTGGTTCCTGAATCTTTCCATCTACAAGTACCATAGATTTATCAGTCCATCTTATAACAAAATCATCATCTAATATTTTTATACCACAATAACCACAAAGATTTTCTGGAATTACTCTGTCTTCATTTTCATAAATAACATTAAAAACAGGATCTTTTTCATTTATCATTGGCTTAGATTGCCAAGGAACTGGTATTTTTTTTGCTAATTTCCACTTTTTCATTTTATTTGAATTTAATTTAAAAATATCTAAAAATGGTCTTGGCAAACCTGTGAAGTATATATCATTATCTTTCCAGGGTTTAGCATTTTTAAATATGTTTTTCATTTTTATTCATAATTTTTTTTATGCCAGTGAGACTGCTTATACCATCCAAATGCAGACATTTTACTTTTTTTACCATTATTAAAACCATCCATAAGTATTTCTTTATCTATCTCGCTTGACCACGATTCTCGTTTAAATGGAATAACTTGAATAATTGGTGTACCAGATTTAATAATACCCTCAAATTTAGTGTTAAAATAAACTGGAATATTTCCATTATGTAATACAAACTCTCCATCAATTATTCCACTCAAAGTAATAAATGGTAAATCAAAGCGGTTAAGTGGATGTGTTATTAATGCGCTATATCCTTTTGGAATCTTAATCATATGCTGAGTTAGCCAAGTAAAATGTAATGGTGCATACCCATTTGGTGTTGGCAAGGTTGGATTTGATTCTGTTGGCCTTAAGTCTAAATATTTATTATCACTATCTGACCAAGATATTGATGGTCCACCCTCAGTCTGCTCAACAGCTATATCTACTGCTAAAGGTATCACATATCCAGATAATAAACTATCACCAAATGGAGAACAATATTTAAAACCAAGTTTTGCTGGTAAGTTTTTTATTTCTTTATTTCCATCAGACAACTTAGTTGCATCTTTATACCAATCTGGCGTTACACGTTTAGCAGGAATAACATTTGGAAAATTATCATTAAGTGGAGCATGTTTTAAAATATTTTTCTTTATTTTTTTATAATTAAACATTTTATTTATACCTTTTCTTATTCCAAAATAGATTTTTATATCTGTCAAAAAATACACTTTGTAATTTATTTATTACGTCATTATTTTTTTTAGTATCTAGCTCAGAGCCTATTTGCATAGTCCATGAATCTCTTTTAAATGGAATCACTTGAACCATTGGAGTACCAGCTGGAATTAAACCCTCAAAGTTTGTATCATTCAAAACAAAGGGGAAATTAACTGGAGCACTATATGTATCAGTATCTACAACACCTTCAGCTATGGTAAAAAATTTATTTCCGCCGTGTACTGGTGGAATAAACAAACAAGAATATCCTTTTGGAGTTTTAATACCCCAAGGATTAATCCATTTAGGATATGGATGTTGATTCATTTTTGGATGATATGGTGCCTGCATTACTGGATGAAATTCTATATTGAGTTCATGTGATGTTATATAGACAATATCTCCATGTTCATTTTTTTTAATCCAAAGATCACAGTATGTAGGAATAATATACCCAGTACTTAATGAATCTAAAACTGGAATACATTTTTTAATGGTTGCAGGAACACTATAGTTAGCATCTAATTCTTTTTTTCCACTTTCATTATTATATGGTTTAGTTTTTTTATACCATTCTGGAATTATTGATGAAGCTGGTTTTGGATAATATATATCAGCAACGTCTTTCATTTTTGTAAAAACTATAGACTTATCCATTTTTTATTTCCCCCACCAATATATTGTACTATAAATAGTTTATTAAATCAAACTATTGAGCAGTAAATTCTTTTTCTGATCCATGCTTTCCATTCCACTTCCATAGAATTTTAACATTGTCATTGTTAATTTCAACACCATTATTTTTTTCAATATCAGACAAAAAATATGTTTTACGAATATCAATAATTGTATTATCTGAATCAACTATAGCATATCTAATAAATTCACCATCTAAAAATGTTGATCCATTATATTTTTTATTTAAAAATTGTTCTGGATTATCTTGAACTTCAATTATAGACTCAGATATTTCGATTGCTTTATCTGAACTTATTGTTGCAAATCCGACTCCATCTTTTAACTGAACATAATGCTTCATTTTTTTCTCCTTTTAATAGTATTCTATCACTTCATACCGACATGGGCCAGTAGCTGTGATTGTTGTAGAATTTTTAAGATATATTCCATATGCTCCTGCAAAAAGATTAGTTGATCCTCCACTGATATTTGTTGCATTTAAGTTAATGGATTGACTATTTTGTGTCATATTGCCAGAAGAGGATGCCAGAGTATTAGCATATACTGGAAATGCTGCATTGTATGCAGCTACAGCAGTTGAATTATATGTTGCTCCAGTAGGTGCATTATATCCACTTATGATAGCACTAGGAGCATTATAATATACTATATATCTTGTCTGGCTTAAATAGTTAGGAGCATTATATCCGCTAATATTTGCATTAGGAGAATTATAAGATGTAATATTTGGAATATTATAATTTGCAATATTTGGAGTATTATAATTTCCTGTAAAAACTGGAGTTGGAGCTTCTATTGAAAATCCTACACCAGAACCAGAGTATCCAGTTACATAAATATTAGATTGACCAGCGGTTCCTGTTGCAGCATTTACTGTGCCAGTCGCTGCTACGGTTCCATCCGCTGCTGTTGGAAAAGAATTGGTTATTGTTTTTAATGTATTTACAGATGATATTGTTATATCTCCTGCTGCTGCTGCAATACCCCGTTGAATTGATTTAACTGGACTAACAAAGCTTGGAAATGTTGAAATACCCATTACGCTATCTCCACTCCGCTAATGTGGAAATTAACTGCGGTATTTGAAGCTCCACCTTTAATAGTTTCTGTAGCAGACAATACTTGCTTACAGTCAATATATGCTGTAGAGTTTGCTAACACTGTGGTGGTAGTATGTAACGAAACGTTATTTAATGACAAGGTAAAAGTATAATCTGAAGATCCTGTATTAGTTACAGCAATATTTGTAACTACAGCACTAGTTGCTGATGGAACTGTATATAGAGTTGTAGCAGTATTTGTTGTGGCTGCTCCACGAAAAAGGGTCTTGCTGGTTACTGTAGCCATTATTTACTACCTCCTAGTATTGAATTATAACATAATATTGTATTATGCTGGCGGTATGAACTGAGATCCATCCCATCTCCATAAAACCTGTACATCATTATTATTTATGATTTTGTTATCTTTTATATCTGATGAAAAAACAGTTTCTTTAATAGATACAACTATATCATTATCTAAAATAGCATATTTAGTTATTGGAGCCTCTATAAAATTACCATTTTCATATTTCATTCCAATTAAATGTTCTGAATTAACATCTACCTTAATAATATTAACAGATTCTTGTATTTCGGATGGAGTAGTTATATATGAAAATGCTACTCCATCTTTTAATTGTATATAGTTATACATTATTCATCCTAATAATATTCAACAACTTCATATCTGCAAGGTCCAGTTGCAACCAATGTAGTTGAATTTGATAAGTAAACTCCATAGTTAGCCGAAACTAAATTATTTGATCCACCAGAAATATTTGTTGATGATAAATTTAATGCTTGTGAATTTTGTGTCATATTTCCAGAAGACGCTGGCAAATTGTTTGCATATACTGGAGTTGGAACATTGTATGATGATGCATATGGTGTATTATAATATAATGTTGGAGCATTATATGGAGCTGCATATCTTGTAAAATATTGAGTTGGAGAGTTATATGATGCATTTGATACGTTATATGATGCAATATTTGGAGCATTATAATTACCAGTTACTATTGGATTTGGAGCTATAGCAGAAAATCCAACACCTGATCCAGAGTAACCATCTACATAAATAGTTGATGATGCTGCAGTTCCAGTAAATGATGCTATTGTTCCAGAAGCTGCTACAGTGCCATCTGAGCTTGTGCTAAATGAATTAACCATTGTTTTTGATAAATTAACAGCAGATATTGTAATATTTCCTGCAGCAGACGCTGTACCTCTTTGAATTGATTTGATTGGACTTACTATATTTGGAAATGTTGAAATACCCATTACGCTATCTCCACTCCACTTATATGAAAGTTAACTGCGGTATTAGAAGCTCCACCCTTGATAGTGTTTGTAGCATCTAAAACCTGTTTGCAATCAATATATGCAGTTGAATTAGCAAGAACTGCTGTAGTTGTGTGTAAAGCAACATTGTTTAAAGACAGTGTAAAAGTATAATCTGAAGATCCTGTATTAGTTACTGCAATATTTGTAACAACTGCTGTAGTAGCAGAAGGAACAGTATAAAGAGTTGTTGCTGTATTAGTAGTTGCTGCACCACGAAAAAGGGTCTTACTTGTGACTGTAGCCATTATTTACTACCTCCTCTGGTAAATTATAACATAATATTAGTTATAAAACAGAGATATATACTCCTTTTAAGTATATAGATGATGTATTATCTGCTCTAACCTGTGGAACTCCACCATCAGTTAATATAAATCTATCTTCTATAAAAATTGTTTGTAGTACCGACAAATCATATTCATACTGATATTTTAATGATCCTAAATATGATAGGGTATATTTAAGAGATTGAGGATATAAGGTCCTAAACCAAAACTCTGTATTATTACTGTAGGTTTCAATACCAATATCATATCTAACATTAACTATTGCGCCTGTTTCTAATGCTCTAAAATTTATTTTATTTCCATCGCTATTCCACAAACTAGATGATCCCTTTGGTAAATATGTTTCATTTTTTAAAACTGTATCTTTTTTAAAACCAATATATACCCAACCATCATCTCCTTTAGTTGGACCTAAATCTATAATATTTTTATTTTTTGAATAATAATAAGCCCATCCAGGTATTTGACCAGAAGCAGATTCATAATCCTTGCCATCTTTTCCTTTATCACCTTTTGGACCAATTGGACCAGGTATTCCTTGAGGACCTTGCAAGCCATCTTTTCCAGGATCACCTTTAGGTCCTTGTGGTCCAACTACTGGAATAAGAATTGGCTCTGGTATTTCATTAATAGATGATGATGTTATAGATGAGTATTTCTTTTTACTACTCCCTGGAAAATCCATTGACTTGGCCATTGGACTCCTTATTTACTATTTACTTTAAATACCTTTTTGCCAATCTTAACTATTGGTGGAAGATTTGGCTGTTTTACAGAAACTTTTACAACGGGCATTATAAGCTTCCTGAAGGAGATGTATCAGCTAGAACACATACCGTTCCTATAACTGGAGTCCAAGTAATTTGTTCATCAGTGATTGTTACCTGTAAATCAAATGGTAGTTCTGCAACAACAGTTTTATATCCAGATCCCCATAGCTCTGTAATAGAACTTGGAGCAGTGATTTTAACACCAGTAGATGTTGATTCTACTGTCAATTCATCTAGAAAATCTCCACTTGCATCATAAACAGTAGCCATATACTCCCAGCCATCTGTATCCCAAACAGTTACCTCATCATCATCATAAAAATCTACATTTATACTTGATGTGTCTCCACGAACCACAGTCCATTGAATATTTGCTGGGGTAGCACCATATTTTTCAGTTTGAGGGGCACACATAATAAAAACATTATATCATAATAAATTAAGATACTAAATTTGCTTTTATTTCTTTTAAAATCCTATTTTTCATACTGCTTTTACTAAAAATCTCATATAAAGCTTTTAATGGCTGAAATCCCTGTATTAAATCTTTATGAGTTGCTATATTATGAACTATTTTCTTTAATTCTTCTGTTTCTATAAACTCTTTAAATATTATTTTTCTATTTTCATTATTTTCTATATTGATATAGATAAAAGGCTCATCTTTTTTAACCTTTAATTCTTTTACTCCTGGCCAAGAATGAAAAATTATTGGTATTGGCCTAAACCATTTTCCTATATTCAACTTAGCTGCTGAAGTAAAACCATAATTAGATAATAATGTATTATGCATATATGGTGGTGTAATTGAAATTTCTAATTCTTCTTCAGAAAACATTAAAAGCTCATAAACAAAGTCAGCAGACATTGAATCAGAAAAGGATCCAAATCTATCACTTAAACAATAACCAGCATTTCCATATGATCTATCTATAAAGTTATTATCATGAAATTTAATATCTATATCAAATGGAGAATTTACTATATAAATATTATCTGCCAAATCATGGAGAGCAGGACATACATGGTACCCAGGCGAGGATATATCACTTCTTGGTTCACGATGAAGTGTATTATTTATAATAGATCTTTGTTTTAATATATATTGCATTAATGACTTTGGAGATAAATTTAATAGAGTTGCTTCATACTGATTTCTAAGAGTGCTATGAAATCCATAATATATAACTATTGGATCTTTTTTATTATCATGCATTTAATGAGTATATCATAAATAGGCTGAACACCCTAGGTAGCAGTGGGGTGGGGTAGAGAGCAAACCTAGAGTGTCAGCAAGTAAATTATAACATTTATTTATATAAAACAGACAAAAGGTATAAAAAGTATTAAACCAGACAGTATTTATTAAAAGTTATAAAAGAGTTATAAAAGAAAAGCGGTATAAAGTTGAAAAAGCCAGGAAAGATGTGTATACTTAAATATATATTAAAGAAAAGAATATCTTAATAAATTAAATATTTAATATATATTATATATACTATAAAGGATTTTTATTTATATTAGCATAGCTAAGTGGATGAGTTTGTAAATTATGTATTACTTGCTTAAATGAAAATTTATTATATTTTTCAAAGAATCTAATTTTTTTCCTATTTTTTGGATCATTCATATACTTTAAATAATTTTCTTTTATTTTATTATCTAAAACGTTAATGTCTTTTCCAATTTTTGGATATACTGTATATATGTTATCTCTATCTCCAAGTGGCGGATACTCTATATCTCCAGTATATAAATGATTTATTACTGGATGAGGCCCAGGGAATAAAAGAGTAAATCCATTATCTAAAAATTCAATTGATTGAAATATTTCTTCTTCCCAAAAAACATTGTCTTCTTCTAAAAAAGTATTTATTGTAAATAATTTATCACTAAAAATAAAGGCTGCACATACCTTTGCTGCAGGAGCAAATCCAGTTGTTTTTATAAGATTTTTAACATCTGGAGATATAAAAAGTGGGTCGGTATGTCCCCATGTTGGTATAATTTGCATTTTATAGTATTCTTTTTCTCTCCACATATTTACACCTAAATATTGCTCAAAAAATTTTTCTGTAAAAGTTCCATCCTCATTTCTATCATAATAATATCTGGCAGGGGTTCCAGTTAAAATAATTTTTTTATTATTAACCATAGTTTTTGCTGCATTAAATTTATCTATAAGATATCTGTCCCAAAGGTTAGCCATTCTAGAATGTGCGTCTATTTGCATTACATAGTCTTCGTTGTTATATTGACTAAGGGCTAATTTTCTACCTTTTCCTATACCAATATTTCCATCATACTCATTAAATATTATTTTTACATTTTTATTATTTATAAATATATTTTTAATATTATTGTAAAATTCAAACTCTCCAATCATGGATACTCCTACTATAATATCATCTGGATTTTCAGCTTGACTTATACATGATTTTATTGTTTTGGAAAGTTCTTCGTCTATACCAAGACAGGCAATTGCTACATAGACAGACATATTTACATTATACTATAAAAATTATTTATTGGATTTAGAAATATAATCAATTAATATTGAATACATTTTGTCAAGTTTTTTATCCATATCACGACGCATTTGATCTGCTTCGTTTGCCCGCAATTCAAGGCGTGTAACTTGGTCTTTTAAACTTGATCCAGAATTTGGTTTAAGTTCAGATAATATTTGCTCTACGTATTTTTTCACAACCCACCTTGCTCCTACACCAACAATTCCGAGTATAGATAAGATTTCAAGAGTTAAAGTTGCCCAGTCTTGAGGTGTCATAATGAAATAAATTATATCACTATTTGAGATATTTTATTCACAGATATATGAAAATGACATATGAAATCTATCTGCTTGTGCTAAATTAAATGGTTGATTATGTGTCATTGGTTCATCTTGTGCAGCACTTGCCATATCCCAAATTGTCATGGTTGTACTACTTGGAGTTAAATGTCCTTTAATACTGTAATGATCAATACCTTGATTTGTTATATCATGAACAGATCCACCATAAACATCTGTGTGATATTTAGATGCAAATGGAATAGTTAATGAATATTGTCCAGTTCCAAAATTTGTAACATTTGTAAATACTACATTAATTTGAACTTGAATTAAATTTCCAATTTTAATATATGATCCAGTCGTTGGAGTTCCAGTAAATTGTAAACCAGTTCCAGACCAAACTGGTGAATATGTATGAATTGTGGTTGTAAGTCCGCCGATATCACCAAAGGCAGGATGTGTAAACCGTGCCACTATTTATCCAAACTTTCCAAATTCATTTTAATTACGGCAGCTTGCATTCCGTTCGCAGATGCAATTGCAAACAACGCATCCTTTGGTGGTAGTTCAAATGAAATCGAATGATTAGGCATAATTCTAAAGCCATAATTTGTAGAAGAAAGCGTTTCAGTTCCGCCGATATATATATACCCCGTATCATTCACATTTTGAATTGTAAAGTCCATTCCAGAATGTGTTCCATTCGGGGTCAAGCGAGTTACTGTAACATTGCTTAGAGTGTGTAGTACATGTTGAGTCATATTGGTATTATATCACCAAAATAACACGGTATAAAGTAAAGCCGAAAATAGAGTTATCAAACCCCTTATAGACAATAAATGTATGACACATACACACATGTCTTTATATGGTTTGCTATACTATAGATATGGAAGATAAATTAACAATAACAAAAGAAGGCCTTATCGAAAATCTGAAAAAATATTTTTCGGGGGAATTTATAAAAAGCCTAGATGAAACAGAACTAGATGAAGAAGAAAGACAAGCTAATATAGTTCTATCCAGGAAGAAGATAGCAATAGATGCTGAAAACCTTGCAAATATGGTTTTTGAAGCATATAGCATAGGCTAATATGGATGATGTTAAGCCTTGGGATTTGATTAATCCTAATAAGCCTAAAAGCTCAGAGGAAATCTCTGCATACCGCCTTGAAATCTGCAAAGCATGTGATTTTTATAGAGCAAAGACAAATCAATGCAAGAAGTGTGGATGCTTTATGAAATTAAAGACTACTCTGGCTAATGCTAAATGTCCTATAGGTAAATGGTAATTATTCTTCAAAGAATTCTTGTGTAGCCCAGAAATCAAAGTCAGAAGAATCTTCTATAACAAATCCATTTTCTCGATCATACAATACCCAGTCCATTGACTGAATATCAAATCTTTCTCTAAGAGCATCTAAAACATCGTATTTATTTAGACTACCGCATGTATATAGATCAAATTGTAAAATACCAGGATCTGGTTCATCCCAAATATGAAATGCTATATGACTTGTTTCTATCATAACTATAGCGGTTAATCCTTTATTCCCCGACTTATCCACATATGACGCAAATGGTCCTTTAATAATCTTCATATCAATTCTTTTGACAAGATTTTCAAGAAATTCTATTGCGTCATGCTCTGTGCTTATCGGGTTCTTTATTTTTGCATTTACTAACATGTGTTTATGTAAAATCATATACTCCACCATCCTCCATATGTAGCATTAGGGTTATCTTTTTTCCATTTTTGATTAAGCATTGTTTGCTTACCCCAATTTACCTCATGGGTATTTTTTCCACAATCAGGACATATGTCTGATCCTATGTTTTCAAAGATATGTCGACATTTATTTATTTTACCGCCAACATTTGGATCCATCATATTATCAGGAACTTCCAAACCATCAGGATATACGTTATGTATAACGTTTTGTGATGTATCTTCCCCAGTGAGCTTTTTCATGTTTTCTATTATACCCTGAAAAATCTGAAAAATTTTTCATTTTGACAAAATCTGAATATTTTTCTAAGATGTATGATGCATGATTTGAAAAAATAAATACAAAAAAGATAGTGAGCACACAAGAGGGGAAGATCTCGTGTGCCCTACAGCTTTTTATCTGAGAGGCGCTGTGCCTTGTAGGTATCCGTCAATAGATAACACATCACAAGTAATTTTTACTCGTTGATTTTTCTTTAGTGTTTTTTTATACATGTCCATAAAGTAATAGACATTTTCTTTAGTAGGCAAGTTCATGTGGAACTCTTTGCCGTTCATGCTAGTAATTGTTAGTTTCATTTAGCACCTGTTCTTTCTGTTCTAATGTTGCTTTGTGATACCCCGCAGGGCTTCCGTATTTATTTATCCACGCTTTGCGTAGTTGTTGTTCATGTGAGTAAGTCAAGCGACACACTCGCAAGGTTCTACATGGTAATTATTTTCATCACCAATAAAAATTAACCCTTGTCCATAGCATGATGAGCAATCTATAATCTTAACTGAGTTAATCATTTAATTCCCCCAAACTATAACTGCGATAGCGCATAATACAGGTGTAGCAATAGCGCAAATCATTCCTAATTCTGGGTAATCTTCTACCCAATCAATCAACTCTGTGAATGGATTTATCATTGACCCACCTCTACTTTCATGATGTTAGCAACGAACTTAACTTTAGAAGCCACAGTGCTATCGTTTAGTTCTGCGATAACCTTATCTACTTCCTTTAGACTAGTAGCCTTGTTATTTACTGATAGCAATCTACTACCCTGCCAAATTGAGTATTCTATTTTCATAGTTAGTTTCCTACTTTCTTAGAGGTCATAACCCAACGACTTTCGTTAGGTGATAGATAACGATGAGAGATAACGCCTTGAGATGTTGTTAGCATTTCTAGGTATGCCTTGCGACTAATGTAGTTTCCATTAGCAAGGCGAAAGATGTAGTTAGACTTAGTATTGCTACTAGCCATTTCGTGAGTAGGTTCTACTACTATGTTATTTAGTGAAGTCATTTTAACTTCCTTTCTTATTTCTATACCCGCTAGTCTAGCAGGGGGGTCTGACATTTTTGGCTATTTATTCGCTAGGCTCATTGTGACTTTCATCACACTTATTTGCTAGGCTCACTAGTCTTAATGTCTTTATTTAATTTTTATAGGAGTATCCTAACACATAAAAGTCAAAAAGTCAAGAGCAAACACGGCGTGTCGCATGTGATTTAGACCACACCGCAATTAGTGCAAATCGGACATTTCGGCCCGGAAAATGTGGTGTAACTCACAGTGGCTTATGTACGTTATGTCCGTTTTGTCTACCCAAAAATGTCAGTGGTAGGTGTTATACTTTCAAGTATAAAGAAAGTCAGAAAAGGTTTCTGAACTAGAAAGGAATTCAAATGAATTCAACAATAATCACAGTGTGTAAGTCACACGTTCCTAATAAAATTGCTATCTCAGAAGTTGGAGATAGTCAGTATACTTTCTGCGAAGTTTGCGAAAGTAACATTGAGCGTTTCTACTTTGATGGAGACCCTGAGCGTCTACCTATGTGGACAGATTGGTTTGTGTCTAAATGATAGATTTCGTTAAACAATTAGAATTAAATAACTATCTTGCTGATGAGCAGATAGACCCACTAGTAAAAAAGCTAGATGAACTTATCTCGAAAGGAGAATACAAATAATGACTGAGTTTGAAATAAAAAATAATTTGTTAAAAGAAATTAGTGAATTAACAAATAATAATTATCCAATGATGTTTGGAAGTGCATCTGCACTTTTAACAATTGAACAATTAGAAATAATGAAATCAGTTTTTTCTAAATAAAAAAAGTTTTGCAGTAAATAAAAAGCTGCAAAATTTTCCGGCCCCCGAGGTCGGGCGTGTCGTGCTTACGGATCATGTGATTAACCTCACAAAGTTTGAACGGCGTGTCGATTTGATTTTTTGAACTTAGTGTGCTAGACTTACAGAGTAAGAAAATAAAGAAAGGTGGTCAAAATGACTACACTAGAAAAACTAGAGGAAATGGGTATCGCAACCCAAGACAATATCTGCGTATTTTGTTCAAGTAGATTTGATAGGTGGGATAGTATCTGCCGAAAGTGTAAAGAATATAAAGGCGTGATGAACGTCGTTGATGCCGTAGAATACTACGGATTAGAAATTATCGGATACTAAAGAAAGGAAAACTAAATGGGATATATTGAAATCTTTCGCCTTGATGAACAGGGCGCAGGGTGGGTTGATTTATCAGAAGCCACCCCTGATGAACTCTTAACCTTAGAGTTAGGGTTATTCCAAGAGGGAGCCTTGTGAGGTAAATCACACTCCCCAAGCGTGTGTCTAATTTGACTTTTAGACAAAAAAATGAAATAATAAAACTATTAGAAACTAAAGAAAGGTGACAACTTATGTCAGCAAATATCTATTCAATCGAAAGCCTACTCGTAGGCAAAACTTATCGTTCCAATTCTCTCGTTGGTGAAATCATTGACGCCGAGAAAGATACTCGTGCCGTATGGTATGGAGATAATACAGAAAGTTATCTCGTTCGTGTTCGCCCTACTTATCACTCAACAAGTGGCAAGTCTAGTTGGTATGGTAATTCCGTTTATCGCACTATCGCAGTAAAGGTTGGCTAATAATGAACCTAGATGAATTTAGAAAACACATTGAGGAAACTCGCAAGGCTTCAACACTTGAAGCAATAACAAAACTAACAACAACAGAAAAGGAAAGCAACTAATGACTAACGAAACTTATACAGATTACCCATTTACTTCTAACGGAGTAAATTTTATTTCAAGAATTTTAGACAATTCTCCATTCCTTGGCATGATAAAGAAAATGCCTGCTGATGTATTTACTCAGATGAATATTCAAGCAGTCACAGAACTAATCGGAGATGTTTCACTTCTATCTACTGCTGAACTACTTGCTGAATTAGAAAGAGTTAATGAAGGTGCTACTCATTCGTTTATCTTGTTAGGTGCTAACTAATGCCAATGACAAGAAAAGACTATGTAGAAACTGCTAAGATTTTAAATAAATTTGTTACTAAACTTGACCCACATGAATTCGGAGATTTAGTATTTGAATTTAGTGAATGGTTTGCTTCTGATAATCCAAGATTTGATGAAAACAGATTTGAGGAGGCTTGCTACAGTGACAACAACTAGAATTGTTACAACTATTGTTCAACTATTTTTATTTTGTTCCGTAAGTTATTTAATTTACTTAACAGTTAAAGATATAAAAGAAAACGGATTTTAGTTTTCAAATCCTGAGCATGATTTAAAACTGCTTTAACTTTCAACTAAAATTCCGGCACGTCTGAGATCATTTGTCAATTACGTTATGAATTACGTGGCTTGTGATTTTTCTCACAAAACTGAGAGCCTTTTTGATTTGATTTTGTCAGTCATAAATGATAGGCTAGAAGCATAAATGAAAGGAAAACTAATGAGTGATTTTGTATTACTTCGCTCCGCTTGTGGTAAAGGTGGAAAGTTTGTTGATATCTATGATGCCCCGCTAAATACTGAGGGTGTAATCTGCTGCGATGAGTGTTCGTCAATAGTGGCGTGTCGTGAGGCTTGGTATCAGGTCTATGGCAACCCTAACGGCGTGTTGGTTTGATTTTGTCACCTGCCTATGATAGGCTCAGGGTATAAAGAAAGGAAATGAAAATGAATAAATTAGAATACGCAATGGAGAAAATTAGAAATTGCGATTTATGCGGTGGTCAAGGATACAATGCTTGGGCTAATGGTGAGGACTATGACTATGAGTCTTGCGATTGTAATGACTATGAACTAATCTTCGATGAAGACGGAGATGTAATTTGGGATAATGGTTTGCTAAATGAACCTGAACTACTAGTGAGCGGAGAAGCACGATAATGGGAAGCAATATGGCTACTGAAATGGCAGACGGAACACTAGAGGATTTAGGTATCCACTTAGATATTGAAACTCAGATAGGTATCCACTTATCTGCTAATCACTATCCACCTGTGCCTAATTCTATGGTGAAGCCTTGTATTGAGGCTATTGACGCTGTAAATGATTTAGGACTATGGAACGCTGATATTGAATTGCCTGAAGGCGTATCGTGGCGTGGCTTGAATACTGCCCCTGCCTCTGCTATTATTGAGGCTCATCACCTAGATGCTTGGATTATTGAACGAGAGGAATACTAATAATGGAATACACTTATGCCATAACTACTTCGTATGACGGAGAGTTAGTCCATACCCTGCGAGTTTCAGATATGCTTGAAGCCGTAGATGCTTGGACTAAATGCGTTGATTGTGGAGATGCTAAAGAATACGCAACCTATAATCTTTCAGACCTAACAGGTAAAATGTATACTAAAACTTTTTATCGTAATGGTGCGGTGTCAATTAAATGAGTGCTACAATAATTGACATGGAATATGTTCAAGTAGATGTTTTATCCGTGGATCAACTAATGGAAAATGATTTAGTTGAGATTAGTGGAGAGATTGTTACTGTGTTAGAAATTTCTCCGCTAAGGGATGGATACGCTATAACTTTTGAAAATGAGTTTGGTGAAAAAGACATTCTTGATTTTGATGACTATGCAACTTTTAAATTATTTGTAATGCAATAAAAGCTGCAAAAAATTCCGGGGCGCCCGAAATGTCCGATTTACGTACTTTGTTAAAAACCTCCCAATTTGTATTTTTAGATTATTTATGATAAGATTATTCTATGTTTAAAAAAACTAGTGAGCAGATTAGGCGTATTCAAGAATTACGCAGATCTAATGCAGCTCGCCCATTAAGGAATAAAAAACTATACTCACGAAAAGTGAAACACAAAAATATTGACAAAATAAAGTAAAAATGTTATAATTAAAATCAGAAAGGGCCCCAATGAAATTAAAACGTAGCAATGATAGGAAAGTAGCAAATGCAGTCTCACCAAACGGAAAAACAGCAACCATCGCAAATACCTTCGGATTACCTAGTGGTAAGTCTTACTCATGTCCTGGAGAAACTTCCATATGTTCTAAGGTGTGTTATGCGGGCAAGCTCGAAAAAGTATACAAGGGAGTAAGGGAAACTCTTCTCCATAACTGGGAATTACTTAAAGACGCAGACCATGACACTATGGAAAACCTTCTGCAAGAAATGATAGATGAGTTTAAAAAAGATTGTGATAAGCGTAAGGCAGAAAAACTATTTCGTATTCACTGGGACGGAGACTTCTTTAGTGATGAGTACGCATTCGCATGGAAACACGTAATTCTTAATAATCCTGATATTCAATTCTGGGTATATACTCGTGTAGCCTCTGCAGCAAATATGCTTAAAGATATCGAAAACCTATCTCTTTATTTTAGTACTGATAGTGAGAATAAGGATGTAGCGTTAGAATTATCTGCTAAGGGTATTAGATTGGCTTATCTCGCAGATACCTTCGCAATAGGGCAGGCAGATCTAAAAGCAATGATAGGCAGGGTAGGTGCTAAATGCCCTGAAAACAAAAAGGCTATTCCTCTAATTGACAAGGAAGGCTCGGCTTGTGTAAAATGTTCTCTATGTGTCTATAATAAGGCAGACATAGTCTTCTCTGCTAAAAAGAAATAGGGGGGAACAATGGAATGGGTAATTATCTTATTTATCATCATCCTTGCCGTCAAGGGCATGGGGCATGAGTGATTTACCTCACAAATCTCAAATAGTGAGATTTTTGGTAAATAAGACTTGACAAATAAATACAAAAATGAAATAATAAATACAAGTAATAAACAACCAACCGAAAGGAAATGAAATGACAGTATCAACAGCAACTTACAAGGTAGGCGATACCTACACCTCACAAAAGTCAAAGGTGACAGGTGTTATCAAGGAAATCGTGCCAACCAACAAGAACACAGTTCGTGTCAAACTTGATGTAAATGGCGAAACACGCTGGACAACTTGGAAAAACAAGTAATCTTAGCAAACGCTAACCTGACCTGAGCAAGTCAAGGCTAAACTGCTCAACTTGATTTTTTATCTTAGAAATGCTAGGATAGATAAATACCCCAACAGAAAGGAAACAAATGAGTAGAGGGAAAGCAATAAATGTCAAGATAGCCACACCAAAAGTTATCAAGGCATTAGAAACTAAGTTAGCAGAACTAGAGGCTAACTACAAGAAGCAAGATGAGAACGAAGCAAAATACCAAAAGGCTATGGAAAAGTGGCGTAAAGAAGTTGGTAAGTTTGCTGTTGCTAACATCTCAAAGGCAGAAAACTTCCGCACTAATTATCGTTCATGGAACAAAACTCTCAATGTAGATTTTGACTTGACCTGTAATGAAGCAGATTTCCCTGCTGAACCTGTGCGTGAGTTTGATACACTTCATCAACACACATACAACGAGATGAAAGAGGAAATCTCTAACGCAATTCGTATTCTCAAGATGACAGATGAGGAAGTAGTTTCTACTTCTACTTACAACGCTATCGCAAGATACTTGTAAATTACTTTCCTGAGCATGAAATAAAACTGCTCAACACACCAACTAAGAAAGGAAAAATAAATGACTCTCGGCGGATACACTTACCAAATCGGTGATTTATTCACAACAAGCAAGACAGGTGTTACAGGGCGAATTGAAAAGTTTGTTCCACAAACTCGTAATGTAACTAAAGTAATGTTGCGCTTAGCAAATAACCAAACAAGATTTGCTATGGTAAAAACTTACTAACAAAATTATCCTGAGCAAGATATAAAACTGCTCCACTCTCAAAAGCTGCGGGCCGGAAAATGTGAGGAAGATCACAAGGCCCCCTTTAAGTACGACTTGTATTTTTCCCATATTTTTGATAAACTTGGTATAGAAAGAAAGGATACCCCAAATGATTAGCACAATGCTAGAACTACAAAACGCAACACAAGAAGCAGTCCATGATGAAATGATAATGGATATGGCTTCTGCTATTTATCATCACAAAGACGAAATGTCATCAGAGGAATTTGCTAGGGCTTTATTTCAATATTCAGCAGCACTATCAGCAATGACTACTACTCTTGTTACACATGTCTTATTGACAGAATCTCAATTAGATGAGATGATAACTACTATCAGAGAATTCGATGAACTAGGAAAGGAAATGAACTAATGGGAAGCGAACTACAAGACGCCGTAACAATTGATAAAGTTACAGTGCCATATAACCCAAATCTTCTTGTCACGTATAAAGCCATTGCTGGCACATATGCTGCTCCTGAAGAGCCAACATATTTAACATCCAAGGTTACAGAAATTGAATGGGACCTACACAATGGACGTGTAAATAAAAAAGCACTAAATAATCTGCACAGTACAATTAACTCTCTTGAAGATAAAATAATTGAATGGTCCGATTCAGAATATTCAAAAGAAGATGTACTGCTGGAACTATGTCAGCACTTTGACCTTCATCCAACTAAAACAGTTGAATTCTCTGCAACCATTACTGTTAACGGTTCAGTTGATGTTACATTAGATGAAATTGAAGATTTCAATCTAGAAGATTTCTTAACTGATTCAATCAGTGTCGATTCATACAATGGCAATGTTGTCATTAATGATTTTCAAATTGAAGACGCAAATGAAAACTAGTTTGAGATAGGGGTATCTATCCAAAAATCCTGGGCCATGATTTAAAACTGGCCCTCTAAAATTTCCGGGCCCGCTGTGATATTGATCACATTAAGTACGTTAAGAAAAATGTCCGATTTCTCCCAATTTCTAACAACCTTATTTGACTTTGTCAGTCTTGTCTGCTAAGATTGTTAAATCACTAGAAAGGATAAAAAATGGCTCATGAATTAGAGACACAAAATGGTGTCGCTTCTTTTGCATCTTTCCGTGAACCTGCTTGGCATGGTCTAGGCACAGTTTTCACAGAAGAAAAAAATACAGCAGAAATGCTTGCTGCTGCTAATCTAAATAATTGGAATGTTAGATTGGTAGATGTTGAAATTCCAAACACGCTTACATCAGATAAATCTTATCAGTATGTTGTGCGTACTAATCCTACTAATAACTCTCAAACAGATATTTTGGGTGTTGTTGGTGAGCGTTATCATGTTTTACAGAATGAAGATTTATTCTCATTCGGTGATAACATCCTAGACGGCGGAGGTCGTTGGGAGACTGCTGGTTCTATTCGTGGGGGTCGTGTTGTATTTGGCTCTCTTGCATTAGAGCGTGAAACAGTTCTTGACCCTAGCGGTGTTGCAGATAAGGTAAAAACTTATTTACTTATCAACACATCACATGATGGCTCAATCGCTATTCAAGCAAGTATCACGCCAGTGCGTGTTGTATGCGCTAACACTCTTAATCTTGCACTAGGTGGCAAGAAAAAGAAAAATGGTATCAAGCAATCTTTCAAGATTCGCCATACTCAAACCGCTAATGGTAAAGTACAAATTGCTCGTGAGACTCTTGGTCTTGCTAATGCGTACATGGATGAATTCGATAAAATGGCTAAGGCTATGATTGAGCAAACAGTCACAGCACAGCAATTTAACGATATTATTCTTGCTGCTTATCCAAAGCCTGATAAAGATGCTAAGGGTTCAATCAAAAAGTGGGAAAATAAAGTTGATTTAATTAACGATATTTACACTGGCGAATTCAATGGCATGATTGCTAATACCGCTTGGGGTGCGTTTAATGCACTTACAGAGCGTTTAGATTGGCATCGTTCTGCTCGTGGTGATAATAACGAATCACTTCTTGCTGCTGCATCTGGCTTTGATGCTACAATTAACGCAGAGAAAAATCGTCTGCTAAAAGTTGTACAAAATGTTATGCAACTAGCATAATAAAAAAATCCTGAGTAAGATTTAAAACTGCTCACCTTATTGGTCTGTTAGCTCAGTTGGTTAGAGCGCTACCCTGTCACGGTAGAGGTCGTGGGTTCAAGTCCCATACAGATCGCAAATGCGGGCCGGAAATGTTAAACAATAGTATTTTTCATTTTTAGTGATTACGTTAGACTTGATTTTTTCCCCGATCCCTGGTAAAATTTTATTAACAGAAAGGGAAATATGTTAGGTTATACTGCTCAAGATTTAGACAACATGATTAATTCAGTTCATGACGCTAAATTATTTTATTTAAGACATCCATCAGATCTTATTGACAAACAACCACTTGTTGATGGATTACTTCAAACAGTGGATTTCTTACAAGGCCTATGGGCTGAAGGGTATTTTGATAATGCCTAATTGTTTAGATTGTAATAATACCTTCAAATTCTCATATACTGAGAATAGTTATAATGAAGCTGAATATGATTCTGATGGTACCCTCCAGGATGTGGTATACAAAGAATACTTTGATGTGGCAGATTGCAAGTGTATGGTCTGTGGATCTAGCAATATAGAGGGAAAGCTGTGATTTACGTCACAAACCTATTAAGAGGGCTTGATTTATTTACCCGAATTTGCTAGAATAATACTATCCACAGAAAGGAACCCCATGCCAAATTGGTGCTTTAACTCATTAACAATACAAGGTCCAAAAGACCAAATAGATTATATTAAGGATAGGCTCAACAAGCCATTCACTGTTTTACATGACAGTTGGAATCCTAAGACACAGGAAATGGAAATATCAGAGACTACTTACTCTGCCCCTGTTTTTGCATTCTGGAATATCCACTCTCCATTAGAGGACGGTATTACCATGGAAGAATATGTCAAACAACCTGCTCGACTAGGAATCTCTACAGACGACCCAACATGGTTTGCACAAGAGGTTGCCCATGCCAAAACTCAAAAGGATTGGTATAACTGGAATACATCTAATTGGGGAACCAAATGGGATGTTGCTGTTCGTGACGGTGATGAATATCCTGACACAGAACTCATTGAGCATAGGTCAGAAGGTGAGGACCAATGGCTAGTATATAAATATCAGACTGCTTGGGCTCCTGCTGGAACCGTTGTTGAGAAGTTATCTAAGTTAGTTCCTAATTGTGTTCTTACATTAGAATACGAAGAGGAGACAGGTTGGGGTGGAGAACTCGAATTTGTCAATGGAGAAAATACTGCTGAGTTTGAATATGAAAATCGTTGCAGAGATTGTGATGAATATAACTGCTTAGAATACTGCGATAATGACTGTGGCGAGATATGTGAGAAATGTCACTGGCTAGGCGAAGCAGACTTAGAGATAGTTGCGGACTGCGAGGTACATAAGGTATTCTTGACTGATGAATATCTACCAGCATACAGAAGGGATGAAATAAATGCATAGTTTCTTAGAAGATGTTAATCAGATGTTGATTGACGCAGAAATACAAGCAATTGGAGAACAGTTGTTTGAGGATTGGATGAATTCTAATCTTGACGAGGGACAGTTCTTTGCAGATTATAGATTTGCAGAAATGTCAGAGAGCCAAGTCATCAGAGATAGTTTTAATAAACACTACGACCTAAAGGAAGATGATGAACACTATCTTGCTTGAGTATATTAATATACATCTGATTAGCCTAATGCAAGACCTAGAAAAACTAGAAATGCAAATGGAGGAATTGGATATGAATTCTAAAGACTACCGTGAACTAGATTTTGAGTTCAACTATGTAAGTGGACAAATAGCAGGCATTCGTCATATAATGGATGTAGCACAACAAGTGGAGGCCCTATAATGCAAGATATACAGCCAATGGAAGAGCGTCTTCAACGTATGGTTGAAATGCGTATCTCATCTCTAGATATCATGCACGGTGAACTTAAAACATTAATGCATGAGGCTGAGCAAGAGTATCTAGAGGCCAAGCGTATTGAGGAAGAGAACGACTATGGAGACGCAATGGAATCCATGGAGCGTAAATATTGGGAGGGTATGTGTGACGCATATTCTCATCTATATAAACTAACATATGACCTATCATTTGCTGAAAAAGAAAGGGACAACAAATGAGTTTGGATCTACAAGAACAAACACGTAGAGATGATGTTTTTGAACAATTATTAATTATCAACAAACAACTAGATAATCTATCAGTCTTCCCTACACTAGGGTGGGTATGGTGTTTTGATATTATTAAAGATTGGTATGAGAATTATTCTGGTACCCCTGCGGAATGGCAAGAAGAAGCAATTCCAGAGGGTATAACTCTAAAGCAGATCTTTGATAAGTTCTTTGAAGATATTGAGAAACTTGGTATCGATATGGATATGGGTGGAGAGATCTTAGAAGAGACTATTACTGATTGGATGAGAGAGAATGGCTTTCTTGTTGGCCTGGACCAAGACGGGTGGTTAGATCAGGAGGAAGACGTAAATGTATGAGCAATTGACATTACCTCTAGAATTTGATATCCTACTAGCAAACCAAACAGAAAGGAAATAACATGGGAGCTCGATGTACATTTGTTTTTAAACAGTCAGAGGATTTGGCTGTTGCCCTATATAGCCATTGGGGTGAAGACTCAATGTGTCAAGACCTTGCTGCAGCACTGAACCATGCAGCTCCACGTAAGGGAGACACACCATACTACACTAGAATGGCAATTAGTTATCTTCTCAAAGATGACCTACTAAATGAACTACACTATGGCATTTATGCATGTAACCCTCATGACCTAGGATTTATGGACCATCCAATAGTTATCGATATGACTGATAATACTATTGAGGATGATACGGGAACACACTCGATTGATGATTTTATTAGTTATCATGGAGTACTGAAGGTTTGATTGAGCAGCCCAACTGGTGACTGGGCCATACCTGGGGTGGGGTCCCCCACGGTATAAGGGAGGAGCGCAGGGTTTTCTTAGTTACTTGCGCTCCCCCACAATTTTTGATACAATGAAAGGCTATGATGAGAGCAATTAGATTACATACAAGCACTGAGGAAAAAGTTGCCAAGCGCATTGGAACTATCCTATCAGACTTCTCTCTTGACTTGGAGGCTGTGGGAAAATACCTTGCGCTGTCTAATCCTCATACTGTTTATGTGCGGGCACTTGAAGTATTAGAAGCGGCACAGTATAATAAAGAAGTAGCAGAATATAGAGAAATGGGTAAATACTATGGCGACGGACTTTTCCAATAAATGTGCTATCTTGTCAGAACTCTGGATGAATTACAGAGATGATGATAATTTAGCAGATTTTGTAGACTACAATGATTTAGGTTTGCCAATGGCTTATCTAATAAATACAGAACTTGTAACAGTTAATCCATCAGGGGAACTTTTCATAAATGAAACTTTTGATTTGTTAATGGCTGCTATTGGTCTTGATGTAGATAATGGTTATCAAACTCTAAACGAAATGTTTACAGACGCAGATAAATAAAAGCTGCGCCCCCGGAAATATCATAACAAACCAGACATTACGTACAAACATTATTTTTCCCAAAATGGGATTACGATCAAACAATTTTTTTCCCCAAACCTTCAAACAATTTTATTTCAAACCACATATCTTCAAACCTTATATCCAGGTATATAGTGTTATAGCTTATAGGGGTATTACGATATCTCTTTTATACCCTGCCATTTTTGATACCCCCGCAGCGGGCTGTCTGCCAGGATAATTAGACATTACGAAACGGGCCAAAAAATCCCAGGGTATATAGAAGATCCTTAACAAACATCCCTATATAAAACATTACGATAGAGCTAAATAATTCCTGGAAGTTTTCAAACATTTGATATATTTTTTCAAACATTTATATATTGTTTTGGGAAATTTCCCCTATATTTTCAAACATTTTCAAACATTTTTATCTGCCAATTTGGGCATAAAAGGATTTGACAAACAACAATTATTTGGATATAATGCCCATGTTTGGCATGTTTGACATATATGGGGATATGTGGTATAGGGGGTTTGAAGGTTTTATAGATATGGAGGTTTGGGGTTTGACATTACGAGCCCGCTATAAAAAGTGCTCTATCCCCCACTATCCTCCACTTTACTCCACTCTAGGGCATATTTAAATACTATCAGTAACATTTATTTTTCCAAACGGTACATCTAAAACACCCTTTCTCTGGCCATATAAGCCTTTTATAGGCATGTTTGGCTCTGGTTTGATATCAGGCTATCTGGCATATTTCAAACAATATATCAGGCATATCTGGCATATCCTAAAAACCATGTATTCCATATAGGGATGTTTTATATAGTGGTAATGGGGATATCTTTACATACCCCGCCAAATTTGATATACTGAATAAATGCCAAAAGAGCCTAGAATTATGCAAATGGATTGGAAAGCTTTAGGCTATCAATCTAAATGGATAGAGGGTAGGCTAATATGGGAAATGCCTACCGATAGTGACTCGTTAGAGTCATAGGATGGTTTGTATATTCTATTTTCCGCCGAACTTTAAAGGAGTATTATGAAAATGAATTTAAGGGGAATTCCTACTCCAGTATGCCCTTGCTGCGGATCTGCATTTTTGCGTATATCTGTCAAATTTGATTTAGAGACATATGAGATTGGCCAATATTTTTTAGACGATGCAGAGTGTTTGGAATGTAAGTGTTTGCTTACTGCTCCTACTCCTTTAGATCATCCACTTGACATACCGCCAGCTCCTGAGTTATAATTAGATATGAAGGCATGAACGATTGTTCCCTATCTTGTGGAAGTGGTCGTAACTCTTCTTCTCCCCCCTTCCTTTCTGGGGGAGATTAAGTCGCTTCAACCTTTCTGGAAGCGCACACCTGGGTAAGTGTCTAAACTGCCCCTTTCTGCTATAATGAATATATGAATGATATAAAAATATATAATAATTTTTTGGATGAAGATGATTGCAAAGCAATTATTGAAAGATTAGAATATTTTTGCAATACCGATAAAGTAAAAGTAAGACATGGCGGAAGTGTTGTGGTACAGGATTTAGATGATCCAATTTTTCAAAATTTTGTTGATAAGTACTATCAGAAATCTTTAGAAATATTACAAAATAAATTTGTTAAATATAACGGATATCTTTTAGCAAAATATAACGAGGAAGTTGGAATGGATACTCATATAGATTCAGAGCCAGAAGAAGAAGTAGGTATTCTAATGTACTTAAATGATAATTATGATGGTGGAGAACTAACTTTCACAGCTCCAGATGGTTTAGAAAATAGAATAAAACCTCAAAAAGCAGATATGATTTGTTTTCCATCTTGGTGGCCTCATGGAGTCAGCAAAGTAACAAAGGGCACAAGATACTTTTTTACAATTAGTCTTTTAAAGTAAAAAATGAATTTTAAATCTATATTAGCAATTGGGGCTCATCCAGATGATTTAGAATTTTCTTGTTTTGGATTTTTATTAAAACAACGAAACGATGGAGCCAACATACATGCTTTCATTGCATCTCCAGATTCTTTTGATTTTAATAATAGGAAAGAAGAAAGAATGAAGGAAACTATTGAATCATTTTCATTAATTCCTGGATCTGAGGTAAAATTTAGAAATATAAATGATATAACATATAATGATTATAGATCTATATCAGATACTATTAGAGATATGGTTATAAAAAAGAATATAGACCTTGTATTGGTTCATTCTTCAAAAGACACCATGCAAGAGCATAAACTTCTTCATGATATAACATTAACAGCCCTTAGAAGGTTGCCAGTAAGCATATTTACATACCGTTCGCCTAGCACATATGATTTTACTCCTAAGATTATTATAGATATTTCAAAAGAATATCAAACAAAATTTAATGCAATAAAAAAGCATAAAACTCAATCAGATAAGCCATATATGTCTGATGAATCTATTAGAATATTTAATCAAAGTTGGGAAGGTAAAATATTGAATATTGACTTTTCAGAGCAATTTGATATAATTAGAATAGTAGATGGGAGAAAGCAATGACGTTTGGGTTTGGTAAGAGTCACTATTGGGGTATTGGAATTATCTTTGCTCCTAAGTCTGATGAGTACCCTGCAAATTTTGTATTTAATTTTTTGTGTTGGGAAATGAGTATTTCTTGGGGATCTAATAAAACCATAGAAAATAACATTGATGAATTAAATACTCAAATAGAAGAAATATTTAAAAATGGATAAATGGACAGAAGATCTTACAGATGAACAAAAAACATATGTAATGAATCTTATTGTTGCCACAGTAAAAGAGATTAGAGAGCAGATTGCTCTTGATATTGAATATACATATGAAGTATGGGCTCAACTAGGCAAAGCAAAAGGAAGAAAGATTAAAAAAGCTTTTGAAGTATCGGCAGATATAGCGAGAGGTAAAAATGAGCAGATTAGTGATATGTGATATTTGTAACAAAGAAATAGAATTACGCTGGGGAATTTTTGGCCATGATACATTAAATAGACATAAGAAGGAACATAAGTGACAGAAAAAACATTAGAGATTCATCTTCAAGAACTACGTGAACAAATAGCCAAGGAAATTGAAGAAATTAATATTGAAACTAGCATTACAAATGCAGTGGGTATGCAAATGCTTGCTGCTAAAGTTGCTAGAGGTTTGTAGTGGCAGATCCAAACCAAACTCCACAACGTGGTAATTGGGTATGTCCTTGTAACGGTTGTAAAAAGGCAGCTAAGCAGGAGTTTGATAGGGTTGTTAATATAGTTCAAGAGTATTACGAATCTTGTTGGGCAGTAAAAGATGGTGTGTGTGAGTTTTGGTGGAAACATGAAAATTGTGAAGCAATTAGAGAATTATTAAATATTTTAATGGACGATGAAAAATATAAAAGTCCAAAAGAAAAACCAAAACCTGGAACAAGGCCAAGTGTAAATGAATAACAAACTATCAAAAAATAAAGTAAAACAAATCATTTATAACTCTTTACAAGAATCTGCTAATGATGGAATTCAAGTACATAGAATTGATTCAGTTAATAGTATAATTGAAATTGATTATGAAAAGATTACGAATAAAATTTTAAAAGATTTAGCAAAAGAAAAATATAAAATTATACAAGAATAATACGGCATCATCGTCCAGAGGCCTAGGACGCTGCCCTTTCACGGCAGAAACACGGGTTCGAATCCCGTTGGTGCTACATGAAAACATGTAGTAAGTGTAAACAGTTGCTTCCTAATGCTAATTTTTCTCCATCTAGTGGTGGCAAATATTTGCGTCCTGAATGTAGACAATGTGCTAGCAAATTAGCTAAACGAAGAAAAGAATTACGAGATCAACACGAATATCCTGGATCCGAATATACCTGTCCAATTTGTTTAAAAAATGAAGAAGAGTTAAAGGGTACTGGTGGAAATGCAAGCATCTGGGTAGTAGATCATGATCATATAACAGATAGTTTTAGAGGATATATTTGCCACAATTGCAATAGGGGCCTTGGAGTATTTGAGGATAATGTAGATAGATTAACTAGAGCAATAAACTATCTTAATTAATTACTTATATGTTTTTTTAGACCAAACATTTTTAATATAGTGATTTATTAACGTTGAATTAAAATTTCTTTCCATACTTTTGTGCCATTCATTATCATCAAAATACTCTGTTTCTGATAACCAATCTTCTCTTTTAAAAGGAATTACTTGTATTAACGGTGTTCCCTTTTCTAAAACGCCTTCAAAGCCATCTTTTAGCCACATTGGTGGAACAACATCTAGCTTTGAAACATCTGAATCTATTACAGCAGGAATGCATCTAAATGGAGCATCTTGATATCCAAATGGCGATGTAACTAAAACAGAATATCCTTTTGGGGTTATTGGTATCCACGTATTATGATATTTAAATACAAAATTAGAATATCCTGGAGGTGGTGGAACTCTATCTGAAGATGGTCCATGTTGAGCAAATACTGGATTATGTGTTCTCCATGATACTTGTGGAGCCCCATTAATCCATTCTACAAATACATCAGCCCAAAGACTAATTATATATCCAGAAGTTAAACCATCTAACATTGGTGTGCATTTCTTAAAAGTTGCATTTGAGGCAATACCATCTAACATTCTAAATTTTCCGCCAGTTGGATTCATGTGATCAACATGATATGGTGTTTCATTTTTCCACCACTGAGGAATTAAAGATGAAGCTGAAACTGGTTTTAGTTGCAGATCATATTGTTCTTTATTTAATGCTTTAAACTTAATTATTTTTCCCACATATAAAGTATACACTAACCTGTAACCAAAGTCAAATATATAAAAATAAAAAACGGGCCTATTTATATAGACCCGTTTCTTTTATCTAAGAAATTACTTTTTCTTAGTAGCCTTCTTAGCAGCCTTCTTTACAGGTGCTTTAACGGCGCTTAGAGCTTCTTCTACGGCACTTACGCTTGGGATTACACCAAAAGCCTTGTCCTTTGGATTTAGTGCTCTCATAGCCACTGGCGCAAGGGCAGCAACTAGTGCAGCCCACAAATCCTTTGGATCAGTAATACCAGCCATATATAGTGCGATAACTGCACCAAGGACAGATCGTCCGTATGATGCTAGCATTGCCTTTGTCTTCTTGTCCATTGTTTCCTCCTAGGATAGAACTCTTACTAGTATATCATAGCCAGCCCATAGGCCTATAATGCCTGCTACCCCAGCAAATACTGGTGGTGCTGGAACTGGCAATTTGAATGCAGCAAATACTACACCACATCCAAAACCTGTTAATGTTGATAAGATAATATCTTTCATTTTATTCCTTTTCTTCTGGCAAAAGAGTTTTAAGATCTTTAAATTCTTTTGATATTATTGTTAATGCTTTATCGTGTGTTGGCATCATTCCTTCAATCACAATACCATACTTCTCATAATACTCTACTTCTGGACCAACATTATCAATAAACTTTTTTAATCCATTTTGAACATCCTCTATATATGAAAATGCCCAATCTCTTGAATCTGATAAGAATTTATTAAAATTTTCATTATGAATTTTTTGTTCATCGCTTTGTAATAAATATAAACTTTTATTAAGTTTTTTTATCGTTTTTTTATTTTTTAAATATAATACAAATAGTATTAAAGATAATATTGACAATGAATAAACAACAATATCTTTATACATGAGCTAATTTTCTTTCTTCATGTGTTGGCCAATAATATTTGCATGGCTCTTTCCTATTTGGACAGCATGGAGAATTGTGTGGACTATCCACGGCATATTGAAACCTTATATAGTAAAGTGGATCTTTTTTAAATAGATTAGCTTTATGAGTTGTAGTTATACGCATCATAATGTGATTATCTTGTGTCCATCGTGGCAAACCTTTGCCCCATTTTTTGCTATATTGATTTTTTAATTCATTTAAATTGAATAAATTTTTGTCTACTTTTATACCACGCAATGATGCCTCTGTAGCCATAACATTTGCATAGCTAAATAGTGCATGTTCATGTCCTTGCCACATTAGTGCTGCTGGATGGTTACGCCAAGCCCCAGATGGTGATGCTCCAGATAAAACCTTAAGTATTTGATATGCCTCAAGAATTTGTTTGTTTAGCCTTTTAGAATCAAGTATTTCGGCACATTCTGAAACAACTGATGATGGTAAAAAAGTTTGCACTATAGTTCCTCTTTATCTTCTTCATCGCTGAAGTCAACTTCAAATATATCAGAATTAAAAAGGTTTGTCAAATTTCTTTTTACGTAATATCCAAAAAGAATTATTGTTGGTATAAAAAATATTGTAAATTTTAATATTTTATTTTTCATTTTACTAACATCTTTCCGCATCGGACACAAGCATTATATGATTTTCCAGTATATGGACAAGATCCAGCATCAATAATAACATGTTTTTTAATTTTACAAATAATATATTTAATCATTTTTTAATTGCCTCTCTAACTAACATTACGATTGCTCCATTATCTTCAAGAGCTTTTTTTACCTTAACCATATATTCAACAGCTTCTCTTTTTTCATCATCATGAAGCCTAATAAACATTTGTTCATTTGCTCTAACAGTAATAAAATGTTCATTATCAATAATATCTACCCTGAAATTTTTAGGTGCAACAATAGAATGAAATGCACGTTTCATAACATCTGTATACATATATTATCTCCTAAACATAACAAGTATAGTGAAAAAACTTTGATTTGTCAATTTTATAACATTTAATATTATCTTGACATGTATATTTTAAATATTCTTTTTCTTTATCTGAAAAAGATAAGTTATCAATATCATTTATTATATTTTCACATGAAGCAATAATATTATCTGTTATATCATTTTTTATAATGTGTGAAAATGTTTGATATAAAATATGTTCAGAATCACTATTAAAAGTTTCATCAGCAAATGTAAAAACTCCATCAGCTTTTAAAATGTTTTTAATATTTATAAAAAACTTTGTTAAATCAACAATATGAAAAAATGAATCAATTTCAGTAATTATATCAAAACTATTTGGTTCAAACGATATTTCATTAATATCCATTGTATAAAAATTAATTCCTGAATATTTATTTTTACAAAAATTAATTGATTTTTCATTTATATCGATTCCAGACAAAGACTGTAGGTTATAATTATTTTTATAATAATCAAGACCACCGCCTCTTCCACAACAAAGATCTAAAAGATTTTTATTATTTGTTTTT